CCCGCTTCGTGCCGCTCGATGTCATCCGGTATGATTCCATTGTTATTTATAAAAACTTCAAATTCATTATCGTCAAGAGCGAGTAGGCCGTTCGTCTCGGCCTTATGGGTAATTTCGTCAAATCGCTTTTGGGCAGTCTCGGAGATTGTTGGCCCTTTAGGTTTTCGCACGGGCCTTTTCAAAACCTCTACCCCCAATTCGGTTTTAACTTCAGCTATAACCTGTTTGGGTGCGAGATAATACTCTGTTGTCCAGAATTTTCCTCGCCTTTCTTTTACAGGCCAAACCTCATCCGTTCGCTTCTTGACTTCACGAAGGAACTTTTGATTGCCAATGGGGATTTTGTCCATCTCATCTTGCCATATAAAGGTCTTTCTTGACCTTTGACCTTTGACCTTTATCGCAGTGTTATATTGGCTCCTCAATCCTTTTTGGCCCCAGTCATAAAGAGCTTCTACCTTGCGCCATTCTTCGGGAATAGTGGTATAAAACTTCTTTTCAACTTTTGCCGCAGAAGGCTCTGGTTCGACCTTAGGGGCTGCCTCTGGCTTCGCCGCTGCTGGCCGTACGGTAGGCGGGACGACCTCTGATGCCCCTTTTTTCAATACAGGGGCTTCTGAGGCTTTTGATGGCTTAACGATAGCTTCTGTCGGTTCTACGGATGGCTTGGGTACTGGCGGCTTGGCTACAACCTTACCCGATTCCCAATACGCCTTCATTGCAGCATCTTTTTGGGCCATTCGAGTTATTTCATCACCAACCATTCGGGTCATTTTTTTCATCATCGCTTTATCTGCTGCGGTAGGGTCGATGCCAAAACGGGCTTTATATTGCCTTTCCATATCGGCAAGCCACTCATCGGAGAAAGCTCGCCTGCCAGCGTTCATCAACCTGGGATGTTTAATCCATAGATTTGTATAAGCGATACTTGCTAATTGCTGTAACTTCTGGCCGCATTTAGTCGCCATAGCCATTTTGCCAAGACCGCCAGTAATAGGCATAATAGCTGAAAAGCCCAAACCCCATAGCCCGCCTGAAAGCGCAGCTTCGCCAATATCTTCCTCTTTTTTTAGTGCTGCACTACTGACACTCCAAGAGGCGAGAAAGGCTGTATTTTCTGGTGCGAAACGTAAAAAAGCGGCAAGGCCGTCAAGAGTTAATCGCTTCAAACCAGCTTTACTTAAAGTTGGTAAAACTTTAATCCCACCACGAGCGACTAACGCTTTTGATACAAAAGGCGAAGCCATCTTAGTACCAGCCCAAGTCAAAGCTGTACTAAGGCCAGTAAGATGGAATAATGTTTTTAATGCGTAAAATTCGGCGGCTTTTTCTGCCACCCAACCTGTCGCTTCAGGTGCTTTATGATACCATTTGGGATTATCTCTTAACTCGTTTTCGTATAAATCGTGGACTTCTTTTTTGGTAGTCAGTCCCATTTCGGTCGTTGCTGTTCCTCCTATACGAGTTAAAATATGCCGACCCGCCATATAAATATCAAAGGCAGTTCTTTTCAATAAACCCATCTCCCAATAATGTTCCGGCTTTGCCGCTGGTTCGTAGGCAAATAATTTTCCCAATATCCCGACCTCTTCAGGTATAGTATTTAGCCTCATTTCTTGATATTCTTCACCAGTAGTCGGAAGCCCAAGTTCTTTTGGGTCTCCAATTTTGAACTTTTCAATATCATCGTAATTTTGTCGAGCAGTCGAAATTGGGATTTGCAACTCGGTAGCCCAATCGATTACATTTTTTCCCCGCCGTTCCATATCTCCTGATTCCAACAGAAATGGATGCTCTTCGTAATCTTCAGCATCGCCAGCAATAACATCATTGAAGCCCAAGACCTGCGACTGTTTCCCTACGACTTCTTCAAATGGTTTTACTACCATTTATCCACCCATTCTTCGTAATAAGCACGAGCCGCATCTTCATCTTGTTCCCGACTTATCTTTCTAACGGTTTCGTAAAACTCCTCTATGGTTGCTGGTTCGCTCCAAGAGACTTTGACCTCCTCTACGCCTTTACTAATAGTTACTGGTGAAGGCCATTTTTCCTGTTCGGCTTTGGGAACTTTGAACATAGGAACAAGTTGCATCGCACGAATAAGAATGTCCCTGCCTCTTATTGGTTTTCCTTCGGCTGCTGCTTCATCCATTGCTTTATCTAAAGCCATTTTTGCCATCGCCGAGGCAGCAATTAAACCCTCTTCCGTTCTTAACATACCAGAAAGTTTATCTCTTTCTCGTATAGATTCATCCAAGAGACCCCTTGCCTCCTGCAACCAATAAGCATCTTCTGTCGATAATTTTGCCTCGAGCGCATCTTTTAGTTTTTGATATTCAGACTGGGCGATAGTTTTATTCTCAAAACGCTCAGTTTCCAATCGATTCAATATATCTGTTTTGGCTCTTGTGCTTGGTGCAAGATGATATGCTTTTACCTCATTATCAAGTGCATTATAAACTTGCGAATTTGTTATTATATCTTCACCAGAAGCTCGTCTTTCCACTTCCGTTCTCAGCCGCTGGGTTTTTTCCGCCTGCTCTTTTTCATCAAGAGAGCTATCATCGATTAAAGTCAAAGTATTCGGGTCTAAAGAGGCAGTGGCTTTTGAAATTGCGTCTCTGTCGGCTTCCCGTTTCTGTTCGAGTTCCGTCTTAGCAATTTCTTGTTCAGCGTTAAGCATCGTATTCAAATCGGTAGTGATTTTCTTTACTGTTTCAAGACTTATCCCGTAATCATTAGCCCATTCTTGCTGGTTCTTAGGGTCAATGATATATTTGATAGCCGCGTCCCATCCACCTGTGATAGCAAGTTGTCTCGCCTGAGATTCTATATCTAATATTGCAGATTCTTCGTTTATTTCCGCGTAGCCGGTTTCTAAAAGTATTGTTCCAATATCTTCACGGACCGTTCCCGCCCTGACAGCTCCCTCTATTAAATTCGCAAGTTCATCGGGCATCTTGTTTGCGATATAATACTTTCTATAAGTTTCAAATGTTTGGTTAGCATATCTTGCGCTAACTGCACCTATCTCCCCTTCCGCCCGTTCCTTCAAAGTGCCGAGATTGCTTGCTATCCAGTTGGCCCCGGACTGTCTGCTTCGGGGAAGTTTGAGTTTTGAATGGTACAGCCGAATGTCTTTAATCATCCTGTCCCGTTCGGTAAGCATTTCATTAAGGGGCATATCGGGTTTTTGATTGATAAGATTATAGAATTGCTGCTCTCTTTCGTGTGACGCACCTATGAAAGAGTGATATTCGTTCTCTTCCTGCGCGCGGATAATTTTATCGAATAAATTCTCCCCGATACCAGCTAAAGTACCAGCGAATCTTCTCTCGCCGCTACGGTCGGCAAGCTGATAAGGTGGCTTCGGTAAGGCAGGCACGCCTTGTGGCTTAGGCAGAGGATGAAACCCGCCAGTCGCTGTTCTTTGATATAACTTTACCTCGCTCATAATTTTACCAATAACTTGACGGGAAATTCCTCGTATAAGAACCAGACCAATAATCTGCTTTTAGAGAGCGTGGATTTCTTACCTTTACTGAGGGAGAACTCATAGTTATAGTTCCTTTACCACCGAACCATCCGGCTCTATATCCCATAGTTCCAGCAGTTTCGCCGGTCGATAAAATCGATGACCACATATCCCACTTGGATTGCCTTCTTGCGGCTCTGCCAGCTTGTTTTTCATAAGCAGCTTCAAGTAATCCACCTGCCATTGCCGCTGAACCATACTCTTTTTCGTATTCAGCCCGCATACGATAAATGTCTGCAATATCCCTGCCTTCTTCCAGGATAAACCCTTTTTGCATAGCAAGGTCTCTTTTGGTCTGGGCTTCTATAACAAGAGGAGCTCCTACATCAATTCTGATATTTCCAGCGGCGAATAATGCTTTTTGCCGCTGCAAAAATTTCTGGCCCTTTTCTTCTTCCAGTCGAGCTTCTTCAGCGGCTTCTTCTTTGACTCGTCGGGCATTTTCAAGCTCTATTGCCGCCCTACGTTCGGCCAGTTCTTTTTGTCGCTGTGCATTCTGCTCCGCTATGGCCGCCCGAGTCTTAGACAGCCTTTCCGCTTCTTTGCCCTGTCTATAAGATGATACAGCCTGCATAGTGCCAGCGGTTACTACGGCAGCAATAGCTAAAGGAGTGAATATTGGGTCATGCGGATGTAGAGGCAGCCCACCAAGGAACTTTTCCCCAGGGACTTTCCGTATCCACCAGCCGGGCTTTAGCTCGATGTAATTCGGGTCATCCCAAAAAATTGATTCATCAAATACGAATCTGCTCATTTACTTCTTATCCATTGAAAAATACGCCGGCTGCCGTCAAATTCCAAATGCTCAAGAAAATTCTTACTGATTTTGCTCGTTGCGAAGAGCTTCCAGAGATTAAGATTGTCTCTATATATAGGTAGATTCTTTTTGACTGCCCTTAAAAGAAACATTCTGTGGTTTTCTCTAACATCTGGGGTCGTTACAAACCACGCTTCGCCTATCCCACGTTCTCTGATACCGGCGACACCAACTAATTTATTGTCAAGGTAGTATGCCTCAGCTATGCCGGTATCCCTGTTAAGTTGTGCAACTAATAATTTATCCTGCGGACTTAAAGAAGCGTATTCAGGATAAAATTCTTTGTTCATTTCCATCAGGCGCAAAAAATCTTCGTTGCTCATCGGCTTAATAACTATTTTCTCTGTCATTTCGAGTACCCTACTACATTATAGGTTATTGACCTTACCGTAAGCGGCAAAGGGGCATCCGATTCAAGGTAAATTGAATGTTTTTGCGATGAACTATACTGGTCGATTACTTCTTTTAGCATATTATCAGAAGTATAAAGTTCCTGTGCCGTCGCATTAGGGTCTGTTCTCATATCATTTTCAAAATTTATATTCGTTAGCTTGCTGGCGTTTTTGCTCGCTGCATATTTGCAGAATCCGGTTTTGTAGAAATCAAACCACAATTGCAGGATATTCTTACTGTATGGTTTATCCATCGGGTCAAGATATATGGGCATTGTTTCAAGCTTGGATGTAAAAGGCAGACCTGCCGTGATTCTTCCTGCCGCCCTGTCTATTACAATTTCACCGTTTGCATCAACAATCTCATTCGGTTCAATTACACCATCGCCGAGGACATAAACATCCTTATTGATTAAATGATTCAAGCCAGTAAAGCTGTTAGCATCATTACCATCGTAGTTTAAGGCGCAATCCACGAACCAGCAGTCGTTAATATCACTGCTCCAATCTCTTGGTTGAAATTGTTCAATATACCTCACACTACTATTATCTATTGTTCTTTCGACCTCCACCCATATTTCATCCTCTCCTGATTCAGTGGGAATTTTGGCAATAGATTCAAAATCCCCATCGGTGGTTTGAAGAGACCAGCCAAAGATTTCCTGTTCTCTTTGATAGGTTAATGCTGCTATATCCCCATCATTAAGAACACACCATAATATAGAGTCGGGTCTGGTTTGAAATGCAATGTCTTTTATCCCACTATTGGCAATATCCTCGGCAAGAATCGTCAAGGGTGGAGAGATAAACTTGTCCATTGACAAATTATAAATAAATTCCCGGACTCGCTGCCCGCCACGTTCAACATAAAGGATAGCATCACCAGCAAGAACTGACCTGATGGAAGCAGACCCGCTTTTTGATTGTTCGCGATAGCTCGGACTTGTCGGAGTGATAGCCTCGCCTTGCCCGCCATATTTACCTACACTTGCCATTGTTCCTATAAATAAATAATCCTGCGAAAGAAGCCATCGGATAGGATTTTGGCCTTCTAACGCCATAGTAAAGGACGAGGTATCAAGTGTGCCTTCTGTAAAATTCTCATAGTCAGAGGGATTGGCTCTGCCAAACCATAGATGTTGAGGGTAAGAAGCCGACCCTCCAAATACAAGTCGCTGTTGATGAAACTCTACTGTTTGCGGCCACCCCCTGTAATCCGACCAATACCCTTCTCTCCAGCGTGAAGCAGCATCGGTATTCGCCAACTTTACTATTACATCGGCGGTTACCGTGGTAGGATTAGAATAGCCAGTGATTTTGATAATTCCATGATTCCAAGGATCTGATATTACGAAGGTATAATCGCAAGAGCCAGAAACGAAATCCTCCATTGTTGCCCTGTATATAGCACCTGTTTCTTCTGTCTCAGCGGGGTTATCAAAATTGGTCTTGTGCAAAGAGCTGAGAGCAGCCTGCCAAGTCGTGCCATTATTTGTGCTTCTTTCAAGGGTTACGGTGGCATCCCAAACAGACTCCTCGTCCGTAGTGAAACTATATCCACCATAAAAATAATCTGTTTCAGAAGATGATTCATCGGCGTCAAGCGTGCCGGTAAACACAGACGTATCTCTTTTTTGGTTTATTTCCCATATTGAGCCAATATGACTTGTTCTGAAAATAGGACTGCTGGCGGTCAGGGTGATTGTCCCGTTTACGTCCGAAGGTGTTATAGTTGTACTCGTTGTGTTTTCCGATAGGAACGGCCCTGTCGTGATATCAACATCATCTATTATCCACCAATCGTGAGTGTATCGTTCAAGTTTCTGCGGGGGATGATTCGGATGAACGAGGTATAAATTACTACCGGATTGAGCATATTGAATATCAGAACTTTCAGATTGGCTATAAGGAGTTTCTATCTTATAAGGGCCTTCCGTTCTCAGAATTGCAATATCTGAGCTTGTTAATTCATAATCAAAGATTATTATATTGTCTAACTTGTCCTGCCAAATGTACTGTTGAGCCGATTCAGATGATAGCTGAGAACCAATTCTTAAATCGGTAGCAGTATTCTCCATAGCAACATAATTAGCATAGTTATGAACTGTTGTATCAGCAGCAGTATTATTATCGACATACAAAGCAATGCCGTTTGCTGCGGAAACACCTCCAGTGCTGTCATAAGTTGCTATTATGAGATGCCAGCCAGTTTCAAGGGCATCGTCAGTTGTCGTATAAATCGAATCACCGGCCAAGTCTTCTGTTCCTGAACCAGAAGCATAAAGAGATAATACCTCTGAAGCAGAAAGTTCCTTATCAAATATCATTACATTATCAATTTTGTCACGGAAATAATACGCCAAAACTCCTGATGAATAAAATCCTGCGCCAATACGAACCAAGCCATCAAGGTTCTCCATCGCCACATAAGTGCCCACACTACCCGTAGTGGACGCCGTATCCACATCATCAACATAGAGAGTTATTTTGTCCGCCGCACTTGTGCCCCCAGAACCATCATAAGTTGCAACTACAAGATGCCATCCTGTTGATATTGTAGAGTCGGTAATCTTAAACCGATAAGCATTGGCATTTTTGTCGTAAAGAATCAGGTAAAGTTTTTGATTGACTAAGGCAAAGTACCATTCGTCGTAACTGGTTGTTGCCGAGCCATTTTTGGATACTATTATCTGATATCCATTACTTCCATCGTTGTATATCCACGCGGCTATACTAAAGGGACTATCGTCAGTACCATCACCAAAACTGTAAACATCATTATCATCTATTACTACCGCATATTGCTCATCAAAGTCAAAAGCACCATCAAGTTTACCTGCGACGTGCAAATCCTCTGTATTCGCTGTAGCTACACCATCTTGCTCTTCTTGCGCATCATCTACGGCATTGCTGTTTGCATCCTCGTTTAGCTTCCATTGCGAAATACAATTAACATCTAAACCCAAGCTGTCGTCGTATAATTCCAATCGTAAAGTCTCGTCCGAGAGAAGCTGTAACCGCCATTCTCTTCCTGTTCCCTCTTCCCACTTCGATATGATTGTTTGCACCTCAGCTGAATCAGTCACATGGGCCCAAGCAACTATACTAAAAGGATTGCCCGTTTCGGAAAAGGTAAAGACATCGTTGTCGTCGATTTCAACGGCATACTGACCGTCAAGGTCAAAGCTGCCAGTGCCAACTTTGCCGAGATAATGAAGCACATCCGTGGTTGTCGTAGCAACACCATCGTAAGTTTCATTTTCTTCATCTACGGCATTGCTGTCCGCATCCTCGTTTAGCTTCCAATAGGCAATATCGTTTGAGTCAAGTGCGCCAAGAGTTTCGGTTCCGATTGAGGTAAGTATTTGCCCTCCATCACGATAAAATCGTATATACTCATTACCTGCCTCAAGAATATAAGCGTCCAGGGTTGAATACTCAAAAGGAATGAGCCTTGCTGGATAGTTACTGTCTTTTACTGTCGCTATATATTTTGTGCCTGGCCTTCTCGTTGCCGGCCCTTGAGGTGTTACGAACATATTTTCGAGTGTTCTACAGGATGATTTGTATTTACCAAAATCCGTCCTCGATTCCATAAGGGGACTTACATAGCCGGTATTAAGCGACTCGATAGTGGGCGTAAAATGCTGCTCTGCCAACAACCCTTCTGTAAAAAAGAGCAAAACTGAAACAAACAAAATCTTTTTCATTATGTAGAGCTTCTATATCTTTGTGCACGGGTTTCGTTACTGCGGGTAGCCCCTCTGCTGCTAAGATAACTCTGAATTTGCTTTGCTATATTATTACTCTGCGAGCCGTTGTAAGCCAATGCGTTAGGTAGAGTAATCTGAAGATATTCTTGCATTAAAGCAACCCTTACTTCAAGGTCTTTGCCAGCAACCGGACATATCTCCGCCGCAAACATACAAATAATACATTCCTCAAGAGGAAGGCTGAATATCGTAGTATCGTCTTGGTCGATACAATACTCAATAAATGCACTATCCGCCGCGCTATTAGACAAGCTGTTCGTAACAAGGATTTTGCCATCACCTGCGCGATTAAGTATTGTATTAAATCTGTATTCCTGCCTGTTCTTGGTGGATGAAACAAATGCCTCATCAATCTGCCGAACTACAGCTATACAATCGCTCGGCAAATCAAAGGCGTAAGTCCAACCCCCAATTTCGGGAACTTTGGATACCTTGCCCGTATTTCCAGTATGCGACCAGTCCGCAGAGCCGATAGTATCATCCAGAGTAAAACTGGTTGTATCAATTACTGTAATAGTTTTGAGGGTATTATTAAGCGCACTTATCCCGCCTGAACCCCTTACTCCCGTGATGTATCTTGTATCTTCGGTTGTTAATCCGTGGGCTTCCGAGGTTGTAACTGTTACAGGAAACGGGTCTGCGCCAACGGCAATGCTCGCTATGTCAAGGTCATCTTGAACAAGGTCATCGCCGAGGTCTGCAAATTTTAAGGTTTCTTTGAAAGGACTTTTTCTCACAGCCAAGTCAGTAATGGTTTTTTTTCTCACTCTTGCATACGTATCAATAGAGCGTAACGTCAGGTTGTCATCGCCATTAAGATTCGGCAAAAAAGGCACATTGCCAAATTGGTCGCCCGCCCCGCCAAGTTTAAGAAAACCCGCGTTAATTAGTTCAAGCGAATCGGTTGCCATATTTAATATCTCCTATACCAAATATAAATCTTGTGATTTGCGACAAGCATCTTTCTGGTTTCGTTTGGCATTTTTTAATTTTTTCTCACCTTCTGCTAAAAAGACCATACCTATCTCTTTTGCCGCGAAATGCCTCGATTATCCTTGTTCCAGATATTTTAGTTTTATCATAAGAGGAATTAATAATATAAATTAAGCCTGGCGCAGTGTCGGCGGGAGTTACTAATTCAACATCATACTGTTGTGAAGGCGAACCCAGATGTTCATTCAAGAAAGTACCCATATCAACTATAGCAGTGCCAACGCAAGCACCTCTGCTGGTGGTGCCCAACCTTAAAGCATACTGTTCGCCTGTCGGCAAAGCGCCTCCAGAGGAACGGAAACTACAAGAATTAAATGTGCAAACATTTGTACTATTTATTACCAGACACCCGCCTAAGTCGTAAATGCTGTTGTCAATTCTACTACCGTAGAAATCACAATCTGTAAAATTGCAATTCCGCGAGGGGCCAACAACAAACCCCCTGCAAGTTACATCCCCGTAAGTACCCAACCCTGTAAAATCACAATTAGTAAACTGCAAATTAGAACACTCACCGCCTATCCATCCACCATCAAATTTACCTTTGATTATATTGTTCCTAAATATACCGTTGTGGCAACTAAGTAAATGGACACCGTCATACGAACCGTTTATATTGCAATCTTCTACAACAAAATTACTTTTACCAGCCCCACGCAATCCATACGTATTAGTACCAATATATGTACTTGATAAAGTCAGGTTTTTTATAGTACAGTTATGGTGTAGTTCTAATGCTGTTTCGGACTCACCAATACAGGAAATAATCGCTGTCTTATCAAGTCCGTCAAGGGCGATACCATCACTCAGAGTAACAGACTCATTATAAGTGCCGCTATTAACATCAATTTCATCGCCACTGGAAGCCGCATCTATTGCTGCCTGAACTGTTAATTTAGCCTCTTGCCAGCTTGAGCCATCATTGGCATCATTGCCAGTTTTTGAAACATACAAGTCCGCCGCTAAAACAGGAACAGCAAAAAACAAGAGAATAATCGCAATGAACTTCTTCATTAGTTTGTCCTTTCGCATAATGTAAAAAGCACCACGCGCAACCATTGATTTTCAAATCTGTCTGGCAAAGTACATCTTTTTAATAATAATAAATCACGCAATAAACAGTCATTGTTGACCTTGACCTGTTGTAAATCCTGCACCACGCCTTTTTCGCTGTTTGCCTGTCAAATATGAAAGATGCGACATCATTGAGACCACCGTCATTTTGTTTAAGTAGGAGAGATGCCCAATCAGTTGTAATCGTTCCCAACGTATCAACCCAGCAATAAAGCGAGTTTGGGTCGCCGCTATTTAATTCTGCAAGTGGATTTGCTGGGTCGTGGCTCAACTGCGCAGCTCCGCAAGTAGCAGAGCCAGCGGCTACCTTTTCGGCATTACAGCCGTAATCGGCAACGTAAAATTCATAGCTAAAAGTTGTGTCATTCGGCCCACTGGTGTTAGAATCATAGACATAGAATTTAACTTTAAGAGCATTGCTTTTTACAGATAAAAGAGGCCAGCCACTTGCTACCGCCCACGAAGTACCATCTACACCAAGAGCGGCATCATTGGAATTAGAGGTCTTAATTAGTTTAGCTGGAGGCTGAACCGTCTCAAGCTCATCCGCCCACGAAACTGAGGCCAAAAACAAAATCAGAATTGTTAGGAAAATTTTTGTTTTCATTATAAAGATTATTAAAACCTTTCTCATATCAATATCTCCTTAATTAAAACTGGGGCAGTTTTTAACCTGCCCCCATAAAATTCGATTTTCGATTAGGGTGAGGCTTCCGCCCAAGTACCTACCATTTCGGTTATAATCCAACCGTCAGTATGTGCAGAAACTTTGATGTAATCACCATAGTTCTGTGTTGCTTGGGTAAGAAGTATCGCCTCGCCGTCAGCGGGAGTCAAACCAGCACCAATAAACTTATCGGAATTATCAAGTTCTATTGTCACCAACGCCACGCCATCGGCTGCGGTACACATAATCCAAAATTCTACACCAGCGACCGCAGCAGGCAAAGTAATTGTCTGCGCATCAACAGCTACTTGATTGCAATAACCACAATGGGCGGTTGACAGCGAGCTAGTTGTAATTGTCTGCTTCTTAACGGTGGCTGGCAGAAAATTACCCTGGTACGTAGACGCTTCAGCACCAAGATTCATAGTAACCTTGCCTACTGCCGTGATTGTTATGTCGTCAGCAGCATCAATGGTAATGTCGCCTTTGATCGAACCATCTGCGGTCATAACTATTCCGCCATCGGCAGTGTCGATAAGTATAGACGCAGCACTTGCAGACGTGCCTGATGCTAATAGACTCAACGCATCTTCGCCTGTTCCAGAAGAAGCCAAAATAAGACTTGAGTTTGTTGCTCCTGCGACAGAAATAGTCAGGTCGTCAGCAGTACCAGTTGATGTGTGTGTCCACGATGATGCGACAGCCGTGCTTGTCATAGTGATACCACCCAAAGTAGCTGATATATCAATGGCGTCAGTTGTTGCTTCGTCAGAATTGATAGTTACAGCAGATAGCACGCCATCTATATCGAGGTCTTCACCAGATGCACCACCGTTAGTAATATCCATTCCGCCGGCAGTAGTTGTAATTTGTAAAGAATCAGCGGCTGTACCAGTAGTGGTGATAATTAAACTGTGGTCGGCAGCACCAGCAGTTGAAATAGTAAAGTCTTCTCCAGCGCCATTGGTACAGGTAATGTTAGAAGTGCCGGTTCCATCTATGCTAATCAAGTCAGCATCGAGAGTAAAATCAGCACTTGCACCGGTTCCGGTTACAACCATATTGCCAGTACCAAAACCGACGGTAATACCGCCCGCTGTGCCATCAGCAAGAATAGCAATAGCATCAGCAGCTTCCTGCGTGCCAGTAATATTAACCGAACCAGCAGTAGAGTCGATTGTAATATCGACCGCTGTACTATTAGTCATATTTATTGCACCGGCAACATCAATGTCTAAAGTACCTGTTCCGCAATCTATATTAATACCGCCAGCGGCATCAGTGGCACAAAGCCAAATAGCATCAGCGTCGGCTTCGCCGGAATCCAACTTGTAGGATTTGTCGGTGATGTCAACGGTATAATCCCCACCAGTAACCGTAGTAGTTAAAGCACCACCTGCCGTATCAATAGTAATATTGTCTGCGGCATCAATATCAAGGTTGTCCGCCGAATTTATCTTTATTGAGCCGACAGTTGCAAGTAACTGCGTTGCATCAGTAGTGGAAGTCCCGGCAGACGTAAGAATAAGGCTTGAGTCGTGAGCACCTGTTACGGAAACTGTTAAATCCTGTGCATCGCCAGAGGTAGCAGTGGTAATCGTAGCGGCGGCGGCGTCAAAGGTAATGCTTCCAACGCCGGTAAACGCATCAAGAGCATTGAACTCTAACGTAACAGCATCCGTGTCGCTTGCAAAACCAACTATATTAGTGCCTGACAGGTCAAGTGTAAAATCTTCTTTGTCGTTGCTGTTAAACTCAAACTTGTCATCAGTAGCGTTATCAATAGTTTCGGCGTTGGCATAAGTAAACACGCCCGCTGTCGAAACACTCCAATTATCAGCAGAAATGTCAGTGCTGGCAGTAACGCCGTTGATATGCAAAGCAATGCCATCGGAGTCTGTAGCCATCGTAATCAAAAGACCGTCAGGATCATTAGTTGCATCGTTCTGCGCGATACTTAATGCGGCATTATTGGCGTTGTCAGTAACCGTTAAAGTAACCGCATCACCATCAACGGTAATGCCCGAACCCAAATCGTAAGAGCCATCAAGGGATGTTCCGTTAGCAGTAGTGCCAAGTGCAACAAAAGCGGCACCAGTATAGAGCTTCACGGCCTTGGCAACATCATCATAATAAGACATACCTTCTGCCGGAGTAGCCGGTTCGGTAGTCGGGGTAAACTGATAAATCAGCCCGCCAGAAGTCAGAGTGTCCATTTCATCGAGAAACAAATATATCGGGTTTCTTGTCGAATTTTCCTGATATTGAAAATTGTTTCGGTAGTAAGTCGGGCCATAAGTCAAAGCGGCAAACGTATTCGTGCAGAGCAGCAGCAACACCATAATAGTTAAAAACTTTTTCATACTTGTTCTCCTTTTCAAAATAGGGCAGGCAGGAAGAAACAACTGCCCGCCCCGGTTAAATCTATTCATTCGTTCATCAACTTCCGGCTGAACAATTAGCTGGAACACCTACCGGCGATTCTACTACCTGCCTGTTGGTGAATCCGTCAGGCGCATCGCAAGGTGCAACGGCAGCGTTGATGTAATAAGTCGATGTGCCCGTAGTGATATACAAGCCGAAGAAAATATCACTATTGCTGTTGTTCACCGAAAGCTGATAGGCAAGCTCATCGACCCAGGCCGGTATCTTCCACTCGTGTATCATCGCGCCTGCCCTGACAGTGCGATAATCCGTAATTGCCGCAATGTAAATCTGATGCAAAAGCGTCCTGTTATCCAAAGCTGCTTCAAGAGCGAGAACAACATCAATGGTCAATGTCCCTGCGGTTTCAGCTATTTTCGCATTTTGGATTACCAGCTTTGAGTTTGGTGCGAAGTTTACCGCCAGCGTAGTGCCGCCAGCATTCGCTGTTTTGTTGAGCTGGATTACATTGTCGGAATCTTCCGTGGTATTAGCCACGTCCTGTGCAATGCACAATTTTCCAGGTTTCGTTAGTATCATAGGTCTTTCTCCTTTTAATTAGGTTCCAATTTTCACATACACAAAACCGCCCTGACCTCATTATCAGGCGAGTTCTGTTTCCGAATCCGCAATATCAAGGTTCAGGGCATCCATAACGGCAATCGTGATATTCGGGCTAATCATCGGTAGTTCTGTCCGCCAGATATTGTCCGCCGTGGTATAAACGAATGTCTTGTCGTTCTGCGCCTTGACCAACTTGGCATAAGTCCGCTCGGAACAGAACAGAACCCACGGTTTACCATCGCCATTCTTAGTTGCATTCACTAACGATGCCTCGATAGCCATATCAACAATTGTCGAACCCGGGTTGTCCGAAGCGGCAACAGGGATGTTGGCAATCAACTTGAACGCTGTCTGGTCTCGCAGGCAAAGCCCTTTGGTAATTGCGTATTCGATGCAAATGTCGTAACGATGCTCATCTTCACTCGTACCAAGTCCGTCAACCCTGACCTCGCCCTTGTCCTTTTCCTCAATGCCCATAGTTGGGTGGAATGGGTTATAAAGCCCACAGACAGTCGATACGCCCAGTTTCATCAATAAGGCGTGTCGCAAAATAGCTGAACCGCCAACATCAAAGACGTATTTGTTATCAACAGACTGGTAAGGCGCTCTTTCAAGCAGGCCAATCAGCTTGTTTTGGCCTTTAGTGGTCGAGTCCGAGCCACGAAGCATCAAATTCATTGCCGCCTGATCAATGGCCTCAATATGAGCCTTGCGCTCTTCTTCCAGCAAGGCCGCTCTTATAGCAGGAGATTCATTCTCAAACGCATCCTGAGGGGCCTGATAAGCTGAGCGGATTGTAACCAGTCCTTCTGTAAATGGCTCACGGTCCGATTTGCTTTCCTTCCAGCTTCCACCTATATCAACAACATACGGCGTAGGCAGACCAGTAAGTCTCAATCCCCTATGAGATAATCCGCCATTAGAAGGGATTACGGGCAAAATGGCCGTGAATGGGTCTCGCTCCATAAGGGTATTGACGACGAAATCTATCGGTGAGCCGTCAGGAGCTTTAATTTTGAGCAGGTCGTAGATATTCCCTGCTACTCCAATTGTGTTTGTTCCCATAGACTTTCTCCTAAATAGAGATTTTCAAAAAATCGTTTTTTCTATTCGGGAAAAAGTGTCTTCAGGGGAAGGTCTTTCCCTTCGCACAACATCGTGCCGTGCGCAGGCAGGCCGTCTTTCCGACCTGTCAGAAGGCCGCCTCAGTAAGACGGGTGTCTTCTGATTTTATATTAAAAGCCGTATCTTCTTGCGAAGGGGCTTTGCTATTCTTCCGGAGGCAATCCTATAGCTTGCCGTGACTTTGATATATTACTTGGCTTTTTAGGTGGCGGCGGCGGAGGCGGATTGCCATCTCCCATCATAGTCTTGCCCGACTTGAAACTCTGCGCTATGTTTATAAGACCCTTGTTGAAAGCGTAGTTGGTAGTTTTTTCAAGAACTCCTACGCCTGCTTGTTTATATTCTTCGGCGGTAAGACTACCAAAATTAAGGAACATTCGCTTAACAAGCTCTATTCTTGACTTCAATTCGTCGGCATTACCTCCGGCATCAGTGGTCAATTTTTCGTTGACCTCTTTGATTTTGGCCGCTTGTTGTGTCTCTGCTTGCTCTTGTGCCTCCGCCTGCTTCTCACGATTGCCAGCCTGCAATCTATTCCAAAAACCAGCCAGCTTTTGAACCAGACCTTTTGGGGCTTTTTCAGCCACTGCGAACTCTGTAACGGCCTTGACAAGCCCCTCATTGGGTTTATCGCCTTCCAGCGTAGAATCAAGTAGCCAGTTTATGTCTTGTAAGTCCTCCGGCTTTTCGACAGCGCCGATGAGCTTGTTTATTTTGCCCATCATTTCATTGCGGTTTTTGTCGCGCTCTTCGTCCGTATCACCAGGCATCTTATCGAGCGATTCAGGCAGTTTGTAAGGCGTGCCAGTAGATTTTATCGCATTGAAACCACCAATAATAGCCGCTTCCGGTGTTTCATACTTGCCCATCGCTTTGGTAAAAGCCTCTTTTGTCTCCGGTGTATTCAGCGAATCATGTTCAAAACTATCTAACCATTCAGGCATAGTTTAATCCTTTCTGTAAATAGTGTATTTCGTTATCAAGTTTCCATTTACGGGGGTCATTGAAGTATCCGCAACAACTCGGATAACCTTACCGTGGAGATTGTTCTGTAGTATGAATTTATGAAGATTGCTATCGTCATAGTTTGCTCGGTTGACGTGCCCAGACCTGCCAACATCGAGCATAGATTCAAACTCTACCTCTACAGGGTTGGGCAGCTTCACTGGTCGCTTCTCTTCCACCGACTCCTTTACTGTTGCTTTCGTTTTTTCTGCCTGTGGCGGTGCTTGGGTTTTTTTCTTACCTTTTGAACTCTTTTTCCTTGCCATTTTCTTTCTCCTGCATTCCCACTGACGCTATTTGTAAGATTGTTTCTGCTATATTTCTTAAAAATAAATTCGTATTATTTCCGATGAGTAAGTGTATTTCGCCCGCTATTTCGTTAAACAAAACCTTATCGGCCTCATTATCAATCCGCTTTATAAGCCGTGATAATCTGTAAGCAAGAAACTCAATTCCCGCTTGCTCATAGCCTTTTTTCACCACAGCTTTCAATATCTCGGATTGTGTTTTCTGCTCAGTCATTAACGCCTTCTTCCTCTTCCGCTCCTTCGTGTTACTTTACAGCCGCCTCGACCACGATTAGCCCTGCGTCCTCGACCGGAACCATCTCTTTTTGGAACGCCTTTTGCCATTTTTGTCTCTCCAATTATTTATGCCTTTTTCTCCGAACCTTTGAATATGCTTTCGCCTTCTGCTTGCTACTCATCTTTTTAATCCACTTACCAAATCATATTCCTCTGATTTCTCTAATACTGCCAGCCGTTTCTCAATCTCATCTATCCGATTAACGATTATCAACTTGTTAGGGTCGTTCGAGTCAGGCACTTGCTTATACACCGCGCTCAAAGGCGCTTTCGCTCTGTCCACACGCCATAGGTTAAAGGCCAGAACAGCTAACTCATCATCCCTGTTGCCAATCACTTGCTTAAAAGCGTTCCATTCGGCCTGTATTTGTGGGTTTTTTGTAGCCACACGGAACGACTTGTCCGTCTTTTGCGACTCATTGCAACCACAGAACAAGAACGCTAACAATCCCAAAACCACAACGACAATTAACAATTCAATCTTTCTCATTTGTGCCTCTTTCCTTTATACCCGCTGACTCTGGCAGCACGGCCTTGTCTTGCGGCTTTGGCCTTTGCGCCTTTACCGTAATAAATCTTTCCGTGGCGACCCCATTGATAACCACCACCTTTTGTTCTATGAACTGGCATGTTATTTTCTCTTTTTTAATTAGCGAAGCTTGCCTTTGTGAAACTCCTTCATCTCATTTCATTCTTTCACTCCCTCGCCTGTCAGCATATCCATAGGACTGCCTTTTTCAGTTTTACGTTGGGTCGAAGGTATCGCTTTCGCCGCCTCTATCGCCAATTTTTGTTGCTCTATTTCTATACGAGCCTGCGTCAATGCTTCTCTTGTTGCATTGTAGTCCTCTTCCGTCTCGATGCAGTCTGGGGGAAAATTCACCGCCTCTAACGCTTTGTCAGCGGTCTTGTAGCCCCTAATCATCGTTCTGGCCAAGTCTTGGTCGCCTATATTTTTCGCTATTTGTGCAACTATCGCTGTTCCAGTCGTTATCGGCTCTATCGCTTGACTTAACTTCTGCGCCTTATGAAGCGGGCCAATAAATTCAGGAACTACTCTTATGGATGTTCTCGGTCCCTTGGCGTTTTGCATAACTATATCCGTTATATTCGCCATTATATCAGGTGCAAACGGTCCACGTCCTGCGAGAACCTCAATTCCCATTGCTATCTCGTCGCAATCAGCCAAATAACGACTGTGACTCTCAATAAAAGGACTCAGGAACGAGACGCTTTCAGCTTCCAGTTTTATAGTTTCTGTCGCCGTCAAGGGGCTTTGCCGCCTCTCCATCCTGCGCATAAAGACAAGAAGCTGGTCTAAGTGAAAATGCCGTTCGCATGCCTTAGCCAATTTATCAGATAAGTCTGCATCCAAATTGATTTCAGTCGCTTCGCCATCAATAGGCTTCGGTGGCCTGTCGTATTCCTGCGGCGAAACAGACATCAATCCACCAGCCCCCAAATCTAACTTTCCCTCCTGTGTATCAAGATAAATAGTAGGTTTACGAGTCCTCCTTTGAACGCCCTCAATGTAGTTTTTATGAACCTGCTGCTGCGTTACCACATCGTGATATGCCTCATAAGCAGGAGTGGAACTTGTGGCATACCAAGGCTTTTTATTGTAATCCCAAACCACAAACGGCCTTACCCAGTAAGGCTCTTTCGCAAGTGGCTCGTTTTGTTTGTTTTTTTCACAACCTTCTTGAAAATAGACGCTAATCCACAAGGGATTTCCCACTGGCTTTTCAAAATCTTTGCCTTCCCAAATATCGTCCGTTGCCTTAAAGACGGCTCGATATACCTTGTATTTTTCCCCGAATTTACCCTGTTTGAGATTGTCCGCCAAATCCTTTGTGAATATTTTTTCTCGCTCCTCTTGCCTGCCCTCAAGACCGCGGGCTTTGCAGAAACTGTCATCGAGCTGCTTGCCCGTCCAAGTGCCATCCTCAACTATCACGCCTTCTGGCTGATTGTAACGGTCATAGAATACATAAACTTGTTTATAATGAGTCGGAAGCCACATTTGCCGTTCGGTAGTCAAATCCTCCTCAGCGAACATAACGGGGCTGCCTATCGTCACGCCATCTAAAGTAAAATTGGGCTGAACATCATAGAAATTACCTCTTTGATACACGTCGGCCATATACTCTTTAATGTCCTGACACCAGATATCCAATTCATCTATCCCTCGCAAGTCCAAGCTGCCCATCTTGTAAAGCAGCCAAGCAATGGCCTTACTCATAAGCTTGCCTTGGAAGCCGGTAGCCATCACCCTTGCAGCCCAAGGCGCAGTCCCCTCATAAATATCGTGTCCGAGAATTAAGCTGTTTGTCTCCTCGTCAACCTCAATAGCAAGGTCAAGCCGGAAATACTGGGCAATCAGCGACCTGTCGGCTTTGTGTCGATTGTAGACCTCCTTGCGCTCAGTGAGCCTGTCAATTACTCGCTCATATAATGTTTTATCTGACCAGAGCATTTATAGTCCCAACACATCCTTTCCCTGAATCCCTGGTATCCCTAAAGTAGGCGGCTTGAGCCAGTCCTGCGTTAATAACGCCGCAGCAAATTTCTTGTTTTTTTCCTCAGCTTCACTCATAAGCTGGATTACCGGTTGAGCCGTTGCCGATTTTTGCGTAGGTTGAACCACAACGGGTTCCGGCTCATAAACTGGAACCGGAGTATAGTCACTACCACCACTACCGCCCATTTATATACCTCCTATCAACTCGTATTCTTAACACTAACGCCACGAGGCATTTTAAGACCTCTGTGCAATATATCGCCACCGTATGCGCCCTTCTGTGTCGTTTTGCCTAAATTCGGCAAGGTTGGAGTCAAACGACCTCGAATAGAACCACCGATGGACATATACCTATAAGCCACCGCAAGTCCGCAGAACATATCCCCAACGTGCCTGCCCCAAGTTTTAAGCGGTTCGTCAAAATAAACCGGCTTTTCCGGCGTGCTCAAAGCTTCATTCTTTCGCTTACACCAGTCCAAAAGTCCATCAAAACACTCTTTGGCCTCTTTGGACCAGTGGCAGTGAACCACTATGTCCTGAGCAGCCCTAATCTGGTCAGCCTTACCTGGTAGCTCTATCTTGATAAAATCTATGCCCAAATTCTTGGCTACATCTATCGAGTATTGGCCTGTTATACCAGCTTTTTGATTTGGACCTTTAGGGAATATATCAGGCAACGTGTAATCACCGGCGTATTTATAATTACGTTTCTGTTTCTCTGCCGCCCAGCCAGGAACGCCAACCCCTTTCGAATCATAAAAGAAATCAATGATATTTATCTGTGAACCTGCGAATTGAACAAAACCCCAGGCGGCATACATATCGCCTGTATCGCTAAAAGTGTAAACTGGCAGCGCGGGGTCGTGGGTTACATCGCCAACCCTACCATCCTTTTCAGCCTGGGCAAGCTGCGGGCCGAGATACGTTCCCGCCGTAAATTCCGGCTTGCGGCCTAAGACGCGGATGCCATATTCGTTGCTGTCCTCCCCATACTTAAGCCGGACGCTTTCTTCGTATTCTCTACCAGAGACGCCTGGTATAACTTGATAGCCCTCTTTGAAATTCGGCGTATCCTTAACGCTTATATTGATAAAATGCCAGCTTGGGTCATTCTCAAGCCCTGCAAATGTCCCTGTGGCTGATGTTGGATTCCCAATAACCACCATTTTACAATTCGGCTGATTCATCAAGGATTCGGTTGCCTTCCATATTTGTGGAAGAATCGCCGCCGCTTCATCGAAAATTATTAAAACATACTCATTGTGCGCACCCTGAACTTTAGTAGCTTCGCCTGTAACTGTATCTGGCTTGGTAGCAAAGCCATAGGCAAACCATTTACGCTTCGGGTCTATATCAAGTTTGGTTTTGGTAATATCGCCGCCCAAAGGTATTTTGGCATTGGCGTGAGCAGTATTTATCTCTTTCCATAAAACTTTTTCCACTTGGTCGAAGGAGGGAGCAGTAGTAACTACAGTAGAAGGATTGTGTGTAAACAGAAACCATAATGCCAACCTTGCAATTTCAAAAGATTTCGAAACTCCGTGCCCAGCATAAACACAAACCTTACGATAATTCTTAACTGCATCTGCAACTTCAATCATCTTATCCCAAACAAAATCAGGATTAACGTCCAAACAATCTACCTGAAACCCTATCGGATCCGGCCTATATTTAGCGTAGAACGCCTTTTGTCTTGCTTTCTTGGTTTTTCGTTCAGTGACCGCTGCTACCATCTAATCAACCCCCTTTAGGAATGCAGCCAAGCTCTCCGCTTTCTGTTTGTTGTCCTCAGTGTAGATTCCTAAATGCTTGCCGAGATTTTCAAGAGCTTTGTTTTTGTCCCAGAAACGAATTTTCTTAACATACTCCGTTGTCTTATTTTCCCCCCGGCCAGATGTCTCTGTGACTATATCAATACTTGATATCGCAGCCCTTAAATTCCTTGGCATTGATGTAACATCAAGCAAATACCCGTTCTTATCAAAAGCCTCCGCAGGGTCAACAAGAGCAAGGTGAGCAAACTCTTCAACAACTCTTTCAGCACTAATATGAGTAGATTTTTGCAATTTCTGCTTTAATCCCGCTATTCTGTCCTGAATCTTAACACTACTTAACAGTCGAGAAGCCTGTTGTGCTGCTGTTTTTTTGCTGTACTTAGCCCTTTCCGCAGCCTTTGTGCCATTGTTATCAATAACAAACTGTCGGCAGAACTCCTCGTGCTGGGGTTTATTTAGACCCTTTTTGCGTGAGAGCTTACGTTTTGTTTTGTGTGTTGACTTTTTCTTCTGCTTTGCCACTAAATATGTTTTCGGAGTGATTGCAAGATAAGTCAACTAAAAAAAAACACACTGGGGTTTGTATTAGTCCAGTGTATCAGTGGTATCCAATGCTCGATTGAACGCCTTAATTTGCTCAGGCGTGATAGCATGAGGGATATTAGTATTCTCCAAATGGCTGATTGTCTGCTGATTCCACTCCTCCTGTGATATAGGTCTTGGACATCCAGCCTTCGTAAGTCGCCCGGCGAGCTGCTTCTGCAGCAACCCTCCCTGCCCGCGAGCAGTACGTAAATCAGAGCCGTAAAAATAATAGGTCGTCTTGGAATGTACCTTTAAGGCTGGCACGTTATAAAGTCCTTTCTATCCCTTTCAAAACGGGAACTGCCTATACCTTTTGTAATCTCAAAATGACATCGCCGCACTTTGAATACTTGACCCACCGAAACCGTTTTCTTTTCAGCAAAAAACGATACCAAAGTATAAACCCCAAAACGATAACGGCGATGATGTTCAAACAAGTCATTCAAACAGCCCTCTTTTCAAAGACCAGAACATCCTCATATTCAATTTTCGAGACGTTGGGATACTTTTTATAATAAATGGTCCGCCAGAACGATTGCTGCGTAAGTTTCCGCTTTAGTCTTTCTTTCAGGGCGAAGCCAGATTGCTCACAAAGTTTTATTGTATCGAGGTCGAGCCAAACCATACAAGGGTTAATGTGATATATCCAACCAAGTAAAATGTTTAAGTTAAAATCCATTACTGGTTCAACAGTTACCATTTTGCAAAGATGTTTAACCCGCAAAAAATCGCTGGTTCTGTTGTGGATTGAAGGGGCTTTTGATATTCCTGTTGTATCTCTGTCGCTTTCTATCGTCGTCCCCAAAATCACATTCTTCGGCCATTCAATACGCTCAAAAGTCTTAGGATTCTTCGACTGTATTAGGAAAGTTCTGTTAGGCCAATTTCTTATTACCTCAACAATACTCTCAAGATATTCTGTCGAACAGAATGAAATGTCCCCATTCGCACAAGTGAAAATAAACTGGCCGAATCTCGTTGGCGGCAGGTGTTGGTCTAATCTTTCAGGGTGTTCGTGCGGCTCGTAATTGTAACATTTTAGACATCTATGCTTTTGGCGTTTTAGCTGTGCCTGAAAAGACCTGCGACAGTAAATGCAGTCAAACTGGCAGCCTACAAACGGATTCCACTGAAAGACCGATTGAGAATACATATTGTTCTTCGGCAT